GTTTCAATATAACTTTGAAGCTCGGCTAATTCACCAACTGAAACTGGCACAGGTGGGTCTGATTTAGCAACCTTAATTAACACCGTTCTATTTGGCGCGGTTATTACTGCACACCTTGTCAATATTTGATTAGCAGTGTTAATGGTTGGGTATTCAATAGTAAATGTTGTTGTGTTCAATTGAGCAACATCGCCTTTTTGATACTTTAAAACTTTGTTGCGTGTCCATTGCGGTGTGCTTGGTGCTGCTGTGCTTGCAATGGCTTCTAAATCTGCTTTAAATATGTCTTGCAACTGCTCAAATATAGCTATGCAAGAAGCTACGATAAAATAATATAGATTCCATTTGGCAGTTTGACTTGTTGAGGTCAATGCCGATAATGTTGGGTCTGCATTCTTTGCATCCAACATACTTTGTTTGATTTGGGCTACTGTTCTGGCCATTATACTATTGATGTTATAAGTCCTTTAACTACGGTAACTGTTTTGCCGTTAGCAGTAGTAAACGATCCTGTTGCACCTGTTGCAGTTGTATAACCAACGATAGCATCAACAGTTGTTATTGATGTAACTGCATTTTGATTTACTATTACTTTTTCAGTACCTGTAATTGCGCCTGCTGCTGGTAACTCGGAAATTTTTTGCTCTGCCATTTTATTGTTGTATTATAAGTGTATAACCTGTTTCTGTTAATAATTCGTAACTTAATTCACTTGTTAACGCTATTGATTCAGGAATAAATCCAGTGCGAATAATTGCGTTATCTAATTGTGGACTGTTGTTTGTAACCAATGTTGTAACTAACACCTCTGTTGTTGGGCCATCCATTGCAGAATAGTCAAAGCCTTGCATTGTGTAAGTAATGATAAATTCTTGAATATTCGTATGGTCTGCCGATTGAATTTCACTTCTGCGCAGGAATCTACTGTTATAAGGTGTTGACCAACCATGTATTAAAGCATTTAAGTCTTGTTTTAGTTGCAATACATCGGTGTCTTCTGTCTTATAACTTTCGAATCCTAAATGCAAAGCTATTGACATTGTGCCTTGTTGTTGCCCTTGTAAGTTTTCAATGTAGTCGGCAGATGGAAACTCAATAAAACAACAAGGATAGTTAAATGGAATGTTAATATCCTCACGCTCAAATTGGTTGTTCCATAGTGCAACATACTTCAATGATTGAAGTGTGCTGATACGTGCCTTTAATTGATTATATATTGCTAATTGCATTATGTAAATACTTTATCTAATCGTTTAACAATAACTGCTTTTACTTTCTCATTTAAGTTGTAAGAATCGCCCATAAATTGACGCTTGGGCATATTTTTTAAACCATTGTTATGTCGCGCAGCATAAACCAAATCAGTGCTAATTTTAATAGTTAACGCGGCTCTGTTTGCAGGATTACGTATAATTGACCGCCTTAAATCTCCAGTCTTAACTAATATTGCGCGTGTTGTGTCATCAACTACCTTACCGCTTCGTGTTGTGTACGATGTGCGCTTTCTCGGTTTCCATTTCTGCACATTCTTGTCATCAAAACCCTGCTTCCTAAATGAATCAACAAAGAATACTTTAGCAGTATTACCAACATCTACAATAGCCGCTTCCATCGCTTTACGCGCTTTCTTTTCTGTCTGTTTTAAATCGAATTTATTGCTTTTTGCCATTATGTCGGTATAGGTAAATTCCAATTCTTTTTAGCCATTTCTTTGTCACCCTTTGCAACATCAAAGTAAGGGTGCTTATCTTTGCCCTTTTCCTTAAACACATAGCCATCAATACCCGCGTTCATCCTAAACAATGGCGGCACATCATTAGGCGGTGTAAACTTGCTCAAATCAGTTTCTTGCCCCTCTGATAGTTGTATTACGGTACAACGACAACGCCACCCATTCGGGGGGTAGTATTGTTTCCAGAATGGGTCGCTTATTGGGCGAATGATGTTATCTAATGCCGCGTGTGTTGGTCTTACTCTGCCATCTCCAATAGTTTGATATTGCAATAATGGCAATACATCGGCATCGGCTTCTATACGCTTCCAATCTGATGCCATACGTGCTGAAGCTTTCGCAGTTTGATACTCGGCTTGCAAATAGTCTTCATTGTATAGCTTAAACATCGGTTTAACTGCCTCTTTAAACTTATAGAAGTTTGATTGCAATTCGGGGTCGGCTAACATCGCAGTCATTGCCCTTGTTTGTTGGTATGTTTTAGCACCCGAAAATATGTAGATGTTATTGGTTAAATCGGCAGTTAATATTTCATCAACCACTGGCGCCAAATCAATGCCATCTCTTAAATATTTTGCAGTCTTTAAATAAATTCCTTCCGGCAACACTTGGTTATTAATCGCACCAATCCACACATCATTCGACATACGATTAAAATCGTTTTCGTCAAACGGTGTTGGTGGGTCAACCTCCTTGTCAATATTCAATATGTCGCAGTAGCCGCACATCTAACTATAAATGTTTCTTAATCGTTTTGCAATGTTGGTTGGTTCGGTTGGTTCTTCCTCCTCTACACCCATTTCATCCATTAAATCAATGCCGTATTTATGCTCTAAATATTCGTGTTCAAACTTAACGTACGGCATAAATGAAGCATCTATCTTTGCTTGCTCCATCAATGGCAGATTCTCACTGTCATCATACTTAAATGTGCAACCTGTTAAGTCAAAACCATTACGAACCATCATTGGCACTAACTGGTCTTCAATGATGAACTGCATCTTTAACGTGTCTTGCTTTGCAATCATAGCAGCAACACCCTCATGAACATTAGCACTACCTGAATAACTCTTTTCATCAGTTGTGCCTGTTTGCCCTAATATTATTTTGCTGATTTCTGAATTGCAACGCTCCACCATTTTATCAAACACTGCATAAGCATCGGTTCTGCTCGCTTGCATCAATTCAATGTTATCGTTTAAATCCAACACAGCCCACGAAGCTACACCCATATTTCGGAGCATATTCTCCATGTTTTTGCGTGTCAATTCATCGCGCACATCGGTTTTGCCAACTCTTATCGGACTGCCAAACACTTCAGCAAATTCAGCCCATGCGGCCATTGCGTTTTTCTTCCAAATAACGTATGGCGCAAGGTACATCATTAATCCTAAATCTTTCTTTTCTCCTACACCTATACACCAGTTGTTGTATGGTGACACATCGAAATGTTTGCCCTCTGTTACGGTTGCTGTGTTGGTGCGAACTAAACTAAATTCAGGCACTACATAAATGCGCGGAATCAATTCAACACTTGAATACTTATCGTTAATAATTGCGCCAAATTGAATGCAACTAAAGCCCCAAAATATAGAATCTAAAGATAAACTTTGAAAGTCATAAAACCACTTTTGGTTAAACAATGCAGTTTTAGATTCATCACATTCGCCATCAGGGCCATAAACCATAAACTTCTTGCTCAATATCTTTGATTTACGTTGCAACATTGCTGATTGCACCTGCCCATCTAACACAATCTGCTGATAGGTTTGCATCAATAAAAAGCGGTTTGGGTACATCGGGCTTTCGGCCGCTTGTAACGCAATGTTAAACTTTGTCGCATCTTGTCTAACACGTTGCAACTGTTGCTCAAAGTCAATAGTCTTACGTATGTTAGCCTTTTGCGGTTGTGGTTTATTGAAGTTAAATATATCGTTATACCAAGCCATTATTTAAAGAAATTATCTTGTTTATCTAAACTATTTCCGTAGCGAATTGAATAGCCAGTGCTATCGGTTGAATTGATGTTTAACACCTCTGCCGTATCTGTGCCGCTTGCCCATCTGTCTAATTGGTCAAGTGCTTCTCTATTGCGTTCTATTCTCAAATCGGGTATGTTTCTTGGGTTAATCCTTGCGTGTAGGTTATACAATGTCATATCCATTGCAAGCTCCACAAACATCGGGTAACGATTATCGCCAACAGTCCAATAGGTTGCGTTGCTTGTTGCAATGTTAATCATTTTAGACCAATAGGCAGTTAATGTCAATGCTTGGTTTGTGCTTGCTGCAATAGCTGTGTAAACAAAGCCGTTGTCATCGGTTACAATGTTGCCTATTATGTATTCGGTTTTATTATCCCAGCGATTAAAGTCATTAACGTGTGTAATTACTTCGCCTAATATTACTCTGTCACGCGTGCGGTAATGTGTTGCTGCTGAATAGGCATCCATTGTGCCTAATTCAATGTCAACCATGTAACGCTGCACCAATTTAGTGCGCATTCTACTTATGGCCTTAACCTCGCTATCATACAAATTTTGCGGGGTGTTCTCGGTTATTTGATTGAGGTCAACCGTTTGAATAATGCTAAGATAGTCGGAGGTTTTTAAGAATCGTGCCATGATGCAAAATAATAATAAAAAATTTGATAAATGCTTAAAATGTAACTAAAATCTACTTGCTGATTTATATTCAGCATCTCTACCCACAACAACAAGCGGTTTGATAATTCCTGTTTGAAACCTTGCATATTGTGAGGCGAATACCGATGTGATTAAGTAACGTGTTAAATCTACAATGTGACCAAATGGCTGGTAACTTACTTTGGTCACAGGATCGGTTACTGTGCGCTTATCTACTTTTCCGTTTTTATCCTCTTTGGTATTCTCAAAATCTAATATTGCCACGCGGCAACTTTCATCAGCTATAAAACTAATGCCTTGCTCATTGTAGCCTAATATCGCATTAAAGAAATCGGCACTCGGGCGCACATTTGGATTTGATTTAGCCACTCTGCGAATCGGTTTAACTTCATCTAATTCGTTAATTAGTAAGCGGAACAAATCAAAGCCCTTTTCTTGTTTAACGTCATCCTTTTGCGATGTGCTATCGCCACACACATAAACATGTCCGTTATGCTTCCAATGTCGAAGTCGTTGCATTATAGCCCTGCCCATTGCTTTGGTTGTGTTATCGGGGTTTTTTAGCGCAATGCAATCAATCAATCTTATTTCGTTGTCATCACTAATTTGAAAGATGCCACATGGAAAGTAAGGGTTTACGTTTTCATCAAACGAAAGCCAAACTGCTAATGATGGGTCATAGGTTACAATGCCAGTGTGTTTGATAGTTGACCAACTTTTAAGAAATTCGCCACCAAAATCAACTTTGCCCCATTCGCCTAAAACATAAACTTTGTGCAGGTTTGGGTTTGCTTTAACACGTTCGGTTAAGTGATGGATGTAATCGGCATCTAAAAACGAATTATCTTTATACGTTGTATTCATCAACATGGTTTCAGCATCGGGTTCATCAAAGAATCTGCGCTTTATCCAGTGTTGCTCACTTATTGGGTTAAATGTAATAATAAACTGTTTGTAGTTATTCGTTTCGCCTCGCACCCTTAACTCTAACTGATTAAAATCTAATTCATCCAACTCGGTTGCTTCCTCACACCAAACTGATGTGATGCCTGCAATTGATTTAATTTTTTCGGGGTCATCCATTCCGGCACAAAGTATTTCGTTGCCTGTTGGATTGTGTGTAAAGCGCATCTCACTTTTGTTTATCGTAAATTCGCTAAATATATCGTATTCTAATAGCTTATCAACAAATAACTGATACACACTATTACGAATTGTTGTTGCTACTTTTCTAATGCAAAGAATGCGATGCCCTTGCTCGGTTGTTATGCGCAAAATTATCTTTTGAACTGCCGCTATGGATTTGCCCGATCCAATCAGCCCGCCCCGCCTTTCAATACCAAGTATCTATGTTGGCTTGAAAGTGCGGGGCGGTATGCTTCGTTAATTTTTACTTTACTTTTTAGCATCTACAAATTCTACTTGCCACATTTTAACCGCTTCACCTTTTGTAGTCAAATCAGCATTAACAGATGTTGGAATAAGTTTAGCAGCCAACTTGTAAAACTCGGTTGGGTTTTCTTTTGCCCAATTAGTCAGTTTAGCTTCTTTGTCTTCCTGTAACTCACTAAACGCTATTTCAAACGCTTCTTTTACCGATTTGGTTAGTTTATTAGTTGCTCCTTTTGGTTTTCCTTTGTTGCCTTTTTCAAATTGTGCCATCTTTCGTATATTTTTCGTATTTTTCCGTATTTTTCGGATATTTTACACTTTGCAAAGATAAGAATTATTTTAATAAGTTTAGTATTAGGCTTTGAAACTCTGGTAGTGAACGAATGATGTAATATTGAAAACCATTGCTTGTAATCAACCATTGCCAATCTTTTTGACCTGCTGATTGCACACCATCAGATGTTTTAAATTCAATCATAAACGCTTTTGCATCATAATAAAGCACCATATCACTTCGCCCAGCTATTAGACCTTTAGCTTTGTTTCTTGCCCCATCAATTTTGTTTTTGCTATTGTTGAGGTTATAGCACAATAAGCCACGCATAGTGGGATAGGTGTTGTGAAACCAAACGTAGCAATCTTGATGTAACTTATCTTCTGAACACATTATATCTATCTCTGTTAAAGTGTAACCAACCTTTTTTATATCCCATTAGACCTACAAACTCCATTGCATCATCAATATCAGTCATTTGATGCAATATGTACGCTGGTTTAACAAGACCAGCCTTGCACATAGCTACTCTCTCTATATTACTTCTTTTCATAGCCAAAGAATTTAATTTTGGCTTTGGCAAAAGTACTAATTCTGCCATTTCATTTTGCGTTCTTGTTTTCGGTTTGTAAATATAACCACAAAACTTACATTCTACTGAACGTGCAGGAATAAGTGCCTCACATTGTTTGCAAGACTTCATTGGTTCTGCTTTCTTATTTTCTTTTTCCTTTTTTTCTAAACTCCAGTATCTATTTTGCTCCCAATATCCGTGCCTTGAAATATTGCTGCCAAAGTCAAGAATAGTAAACTTTGACTTTGTTGGTGTTACTCTACTACCTCTTCCACACATTTGCAAGAATAAAGGTAGTGATGTCGTTGCTCGGTAAAGTATAACTACTTCGATATCTGGCTGGTCATATCCAGCATTTAATATTCCGCAATTGCAAACTACTGCGTTAGGTGTGTTGGCAAACCACTCAAGTATGCTTATCCTTTCAGCATCTGGTGTTGTACCATCAATATGCTTTGCTTTAATGCCACTAATATTAAATTGCAAGCAAACCTGCTTTGAAGAATTAACATTTGATGCAAAAAGTATAGCTTTTTTATTAGGTGTTAACCTCTTATAATTAGTAACAACTCCTTCGTATATTTTGTTTTCTTGATAATATTGTTCTGTGTCGTAGTCATCACCTCTTCTCTTTAATTTCTTTAGGTCAATTTCAACTCCATAGGTTATTGAATCTGATAGGTAACCATCACGAATGAGGTCTGGTGTGTCAACATTTTGAATCATATCATTGTAGAAATCAGATAATGAATTCTGCTTACCTTTTCGATATGGTGTTGCAGTAGCACCTATGACATAAGTTTGTGGAGCAAAGTAAGGTAGCAATTTAGTGAAACTCTCAAGGTGTGCCTCATCAATTATAATCAATGTTCTTGATTGCAAAAAAAGTAGGTAGTCTTCAATTCTTCGGTTAAATGTTTCAACCATTGAAACGTGCAAAGAGAGAGAGAGGTCTGGTGTTGAATTGGCAGTAATTAATTCTGGTGTTAATCCAAAATTTGCGAATGTTTTTGATGATTGCTTAAGTAGTTCTGTTCGATGGGTAAAAATAAGCACCCTGCCACCTTTTTCGATTGCATTTTTAACGATGTAGGTAAACATCACAGTTTTGCCAGAGCCAGTTGGAGAGCATAGTATTACTCTCTTTTTTTTATTGGTAAATGAATTTCTAACCTCATCTACAAGTTTGGTTTGGTAATCTCTTAATTGTATCATTGAAAATTTGGTTTTTCTTCGTTTCTTAAATCTTCCCACATTTGAGATTCATTCTCAATGGTAAACCATCTGCCAATTGGTGTGGAATTACCTTCAGCGTAGTTGTAGCCATAAAATGTGCAATAGTTTTCTAACCATTGTTTAAATTTCTTTTGACTTAACCACTTTTTAAAATCTTGATACTCTTCAAGAAATTCGTTGTACTTGTCACGCTTGGAAAGCCTATCGTTAAAGCTAAATACTTCGTGAGTCTTTGTCCATTCATAAAATTCAAATGATGTGTTCTTAATGAATTTGCGTGTGTGAATGTTTCCAAATTCAGCAGCAACTAATCCGTTGTTGAGGTAATATTGGGCGCATTGAATCATATAATTATCGAATCTGCTCCACTCATCATCATCCCACTCATCGAATAGTAGTTTGCCAAACTTCATTAAAGGGGTATTAGCAGCATTAAAGTAATCAGATAGTTCAACCTCAAACTTTCTGCGTTCAAATGACCCACCGACACCTCCAACTGTATAGTTAGTTGTAATAATTATTTTTGGTGATTTTTGCACTGGTAACTTGATTGCATCCTGCCCTTTATATTCGATGGTAATACCTTCAGTAATCAAAGAAAATAACCTTTCAAAATCAAAGTTCTTTTTAACATCATCAAAGACCAATAGTTGACAATCCGTGCTTACTGTTTGATAGGGAAATGATTTGTTGAAATCAAAAGTTTTACCATCAATACTGCTCACCTTTTTCAAGTGACTTAAAGCATTGCAGAATAAACCTTTACCGCTACCTCCGTTTGGGTTCTCACTTATTACACTATCGTTCAAAATTACTGCCTTATTATTGGCAGATGTCTTGAAGCTATGCATAAGGTAACCTATTACTGATTTAAAAGTATTATACTTTTGTTTATTCTCTCCAGCAATATACCAGATAAAACTTCTATATTCACTATTGTGATGGTCTTTAATTGCAAAATCTCTATCAATGATTTGGTTCTTCCAAACGTAACCATCAACATCAAGGTAGTCAATAGTTTCAAAGCTATCTTTAGTAATTTTAACAACACAATTTTTGTAGTAAAGAAATATCTCATCTTGCGTGTCCTCTTTGATTTTAATGTTGGCACTTGCAAGTAAACCAAGAAAATCAATGTTAAATGCTTTTGTTGATGATGCCATTGAATCGTACGGAGAATAGCCAATATCTTTACGCTCCATTAAATTATTCAAAACATAATCTTTTATTCTTTTTTCGTTAGTTTCTTCAACTTGGTTTTGGTCAATCTGAATAAACGTAAATGTCTTGCTTTCGGTTGGAAAGAATTTGCTAAAGTTGTTGTTCTCCAGCCAAAACTTATACTTATGTGGTGAAAGTTTAAACTTTCCTTTGTCATCAAATGACCAATAGTCTTCTATGTCAATATTTTCTCTAATTGTTTCCGATGCCTCATCAATTTTTTTAGGGTCAACATCTGGCAATAGTTTAATTATTTCTTTCGCAGATTTTCCCTGCCTAACTTGTTTCTCAATTTTAAACTTAATGGCATTGTCTTCAAAAAACCTTGTTCCGTGTACTTCTGATTTTTTGTAGGCTGATTTGCATAATGTTTCAATTTCAGATAACGTAAAATCACTTTCTTGAAATTCATTTAGCACATTCAATGCTTCGTGCTTGTCAATGCCAAAGCAGTTTAATGCCATTGCTAACTTGAAAAGATTTGTATTCCTGCTCCCTTTAGTGTTGCCATATTTCTTCTTCCACCAAGTTAAAAGGTTTGAAATTATTCTATTATCGGAATTGATTGCAAATATTGGTGTAACTGTGCCTATGTCACTATACTCTGGTTCTTCAACTTCGTTATATATTAATGCATTTGGGTTAATGTAAATGTTTGGGTCATAGCTTTCGTAGCACAACCTTGAAATGTTACTACTACTAACATCAAAATATTCTGAATCAAAATAGTTTTTTAATGAATCAAAATAACCTTTGTAGTTTGATGCACCATCTAAAGGTATCTTAATTATCAATTTAAAGCCATTACCACGTGGCGAAATAAACATTGCGAACACATACTCATCATCACGCAAAGAATCCATTAGCGCAATCATTTCAGCCTTATCTTTGAACTTATCAAAATCTAATGGCATTAATCCGCTAAATTGCTTTATGCCCTTATCATTTCGTTCTTTGAAAACACCTTGAAAATTGATTGCAGGTAATTCTTTTTTTAGTAATTGCTGCTTTTCCTCATCAGTTTCCGCTTGTATCTTTTCAATTAACTTTTGTGACTTACCAGAACGAATGCGCTCAAAGACATAGTTGACATCACGTTGAAAGCCATTGGTAACCTCTTTAAGAGATTTGTATATTGTAACTATCATAATATTAGAAAACAAAACCATCTCCTAAATGGGATACAGCCAAGTAGGTAGATGGTTTGTTGTTGGCATTTCTGCCAATATTATTATTTAGAATCTGTATCATTCTATTATTATTTAAAATCGGTTTGCAAATATATTATAAATTATTGGATAAAACAAATCCTCTTCCAGTTCCTGCACTATTGTATAATTTAATTCTATAATTATTTTCTAATGCAAATTTTTGCAATTCCATTTTTATTCTTTTTGGTGTAGTATCTACTACAACTTCTTTAATAGAATCAAATAATTCTTTGTTGCTATAGTATCTATTGACCTTTATTGTTTCAAAAAAGGTATGCATATTTTGCATATCCTTTATCGAAAAGTTTAAGTAAACACCTCCATTTTTTGGTGATGGTGCTTCAATACTTTTAGCTATTTTTAAAGATGTGGTTTGATACCACTCTTTTGAGAACATATTAATGGTTTGTTCTCGCAACACTTTTTCAATTTTGTGACAGTTCATTTTATTTTTTTTTGATTGTGCAACAAATCTAACACTTTGAAACGTATTGATGTGGTGCGTATTAATTACTTATAAACATTGATATAAACACTTTATATAATCTGTTTTTGGCTAAAAACAACACATTGAAACCCAAAAAAATTAAAAAATAATATTTTACCATTTTTTTATATTCTATATTGTAAATAATTCGGCTCTCAATGTGTTGCAGCGTTGCGGAATAGTCATAATAAAGCCCATAGCTATTTTAGGTGCTATGGGCAATTGTTTTTTACTTAATCTGCAAATTACGATGTGTTGCTATACTGCAACCAGCAACTTGAACACCATCTTTAAGTGCTGCCTTAATTGCTGCCTTATCGGCTTGTTCTGTTACTTTTACCACCTTGTAAAGTGATGGCAGTTGGTTTACATCATCCACTTCAACTGTTTCCGATTTACGAAAGTTGATTTTTACTAAAGGTGTCTTAATCTCATCAATCTGGAATGTGTCCATTGCGTGTTTTATGCGGTCTTTAAGGTATTCACTTGCTTTCTCACGCTGCTTTTTCGCTGCCTGCAATCGTTTTATTTCAGCATCAATAATTTCAACATCTGCATCCATTTGCTTAATAACAAATGAATAGGCTACTGATTTGTTTTGTATTTGCTCTTCAGTGATTGCTAACTGCTCACTTAATTCTGGTGTTAATTCACCATCGTTGTCAATTAACTGCTCTGCTAATTGATTGTAATTTTGTTCGATGTTATAGATAGATATCTTCATTAGTTTGCTGGTGTTAATTTGGTTTTCATATCATCCTTTGCTGCTAATACTCGTAGGTCTGTTTTCTGGTTAAGTGTTAATTTCTTCCATACCGCTTTGATTTCATCAAGTGAAACACACACTTGAATGTCATTAATGATTTCATCAATAGTTGTGTCAACCTCAACGTGTGTAGCCTCTTCAGTTGTTACTACTTGCATTTCCTCTGGAACGTAAACTGGCCCACTAAAGATGTCTGGGCAATACCATTTCACACCATTACTTATTGCGCGCGCGAATAACATATTTTTAGGAAACTTATCAATGTTTTTTGTAAGTGCTTTTCTTGCATCCTCAATGGTGAATGTGCTATTACCTATTTTTGTATTACCTTGATAGAAATCAATGCTGCAAACCTTTTCAGATGCATCAACTACACGATAGTCATATTTTCCACTCCCTTTAAGTCTTGATGCAATTAAACCTGCTCCTATTGTCGGCTTACCTTGAATGATATGGATACCAGTCATAGCAGCAAATGGAGGAATTCCAATTTCTTGCCCTGCTTGAATTTTAACTATTGCTTGCGCTGCTGATTTTGTGTCTGCAAACATTCCGCTTTCTGCGAATGCTTTCGCCAAATTCATCAATTCTGATATTGGCAACTGTTGTACGATTGAAACTTGTGTGTTCATTTTGTTAGTTTTTAAGGGTTATTAAAATGGTACTTCTTGATTATTACTTGGTGCTGCTTCCGTAAACGGATTACTATCCACTTTCCAACACACTATAGTGTTAAAAACCTTAACTTCACCTTGCGGTGATGTCCACTCTCGCCCACGAATGTTAATGTGAGCTTCAATGTCTTGACCAACTGATAAAGAATCTGCAAGTGCGCAGGCTTTCTGTTGTAGTTCAACTGAAACTATTTGTGGATACTGGTCTGCGGTTGTTAGGATTAGTTCTCTCTTTGAGAATTTACCATCACTTACTGATACTGTTGCGCCAATGCGCTTAATCGTGCCTTTGATTGTCATAATTGTTTGTTTATTTGTTTTTGTGTAAGAAATCTGTTAATACCATTGATAAGAATGAGGTGTGCGGGATGTAATCGTTGAATTGCAAGTTAATTTCGTGTTTGTCATTAGATACTGCAAGGTCACATAATTGCATTGTCCAGAATGCATCTTTAAGTTCGATTGAAGCAGTTATTTCTCCATCTTTATTCCATACATAGAACGTTTCGCTTTCTGATTCATATTCTATGCGTTCTTTAGAATTTTCGATTTGCCACGTTGTAAGTGTAGACACCTTTGTTATTACGTTTATTGATTGCATTGTTAGTTTGTTTTATTGGGTTTGTAATTATCTTAACATATTAGAGTTAGAGGTTTTTGCCTCTAACTTATTTTTCTTGTCTAAAAACTTTGCCCAAAGTTTTAAAAGTGTTTTGTTATTTTCTCCAAATTCTGCATCAAGTTTTTTAAGATTATCTATTCCTGTTTCAAGGTCTGCAATGTCTGTGCAATTGCTTACTTTTAAGTAAGGGTTGTTGTTGATTTTTTCTGTTAGTGTCATTTTGTTAGTTTTTAAAATTAGTAATTGTTATTTGTTGAGTGCAAATCTACAACTACTTTTTTAACCTACAAATTTATTTTAGGTTTATTTTATATCCGTTAACATATTTTAACATATCGCTTTGCAAGGTTATAGACCTTAAAATGTTGTGGCTTCCAGTTAGCAACACGATTTCGGAGGATGTTTTTGACTTGTTCTTGGGTCATAAAGCACTTTTCACCAATGGTCACGAATGCGCCTTTACCTGCATTTCTTCCATAGGTTTGCACTCTTTCAAGGTTAATTTGCTTGATAGCATCGTAAATTTCTTGTAGTTGTTGGGGTGTTGGTTTATTTATCATATTAAAATAGTGTTGTTTGTGTTAAATATTGTTTTAATCTTTTTTCTGCTATATCGCAGTATTCTTTTGATATCTCTGACAATATCCAGTTACGTTTCCATTTGTGAGCCATTTTAGCAGTTGTTCCACTTCCACCAAAACAATCGTAAACTATATCATTTTCATTACTCCAACTTACAATATGGTCTTCAGCAAGTTTTTCGGGAAATATAGCTGGATGCAAAAAAGCTAATTCATCTTTACTGCTTCCGTTCATTCCTGTTGCATAATCCCAAATGTTTCCTTTAATCCTTGTTTCATTTACAGTTAGCTTTTCATCTCTCCATCTAACTGCATCGCCTTTCTCTTTTTTAGCGTCTGTAATTTTGCCGTGATTAAACTTTTTTACATCTCCAGCAAAGTTTGTTTTTATCTTTATAGGGTTAAATGTGTTTGGTCTTCCTTTGCTAAAAACAAACATATACTCAAACTCTTGCTCATATCTATTATGTGTTAATGGTGGTTTTCTGCTTGAATAAATCATTGTATCGTGCAATTTAAAACCACAATTTTCAACAAAATAAATAGCTTGCTTAAATGATGTCAAACTTTCGCATCCATCTTTTGTTGCATCTCCAACTACCCAAACAACCACACCACCATCTTTAGTTACTCTAAACAATTCTTTGGCAATATCCTCAAAAGGAAAACTAAATCCTTTATATTGTCTCAAATTATCGTAAGGTGGCGAAGTAACTGTTAAGTCAATAAAACAATCTGGCATACGTTTCATTGTATCTAAACAATTTTCATTGTATATCTTATTCAATTCCATCATAGTTCTGACATTATTAATAATTGATTTGTATTTTCTTTTTTAGCTTTCCGGATAGCCATATAAATGTTATTTGCAATTCGTTGTTTGAATTCCATTGCAGCCTGCACAGTTGCAAAGTCTTCGCTCCAGTCTTCTGCTAATTTGCTTTTGTTCTTTAATCTTTCAACAATGCCAGAGATTATACTGGTTATTTCGTGTACTTTGATGCCAAAGACCATAGCACATTCAACTGATGTTAGACCACTATTGTATTTTAGCCAGACATCCCAATGTTGTTGCGTTATTGTAGCAGGTTTTGGAACGTGAATGTATGAATCACAAATGGCTCTGCCAAGTTTGCGTTTAGTTTTAGTTTTTTGCATTTTCCAAATTGAATTTAAGTAATACAAGTGCAGAATGTATGGCTTCTGCATTATGACCTTTGTACTTTAATATTGAGCCACGTTTTGGTTCAATGGCATTCGGGTTTGGTCTATAACCAAAGAGTAGTTTTTGAATTAGTGCTTTCATTTTGTTAGTTTTTAGATATTTTATCAATAGTAATATTATACTTCATTAAATTGCTCATAAATTGATCTAATTCTTTAAGAGATTTTTTAACATAAAAAACTGATAATTTATTTTTCTTAATCCTAACATAAGATTCTAATATCTTAAATTCTAAATCTGTGCAATATTCAGTTATTGTTACCCATCCATAAGTGTTTTCCTTGTGAGTTCCATTGTCTAAATGAAAGTTTTGTTGCTTTTCGTTAAATTCTAATCTAAATAATTTTTGTGTCATATTGTTAGTTTTTAAAAGTTTCGGCAAACCTACTATAAATTTTTATTAAAATAAAATTGTTTGTTAATTATTTTTGTTTTATATTTGCCAAAATTTAAAACTAATAACTATGGAAACAACATTAACATTGCATTGGGAGTATGAAGAAGATGACCGCGAAAACAACATTAGAGGCGGTTGGGTGCTTACCGACATCACGAATGGAAAAACACCAGTACATTTGAGCCCTAAATTAGAACAATTATTAAACGAAGAATTAGATCCCGAAAACTTATAATTATGAAAACAAAACTATCACTTATCTTATGGGCATTATCAGCCCTATTTATGTCATTTTGGGCAATCAAATTCGCAATGACTGGAGTTTTCTTTGGCAATTCCGAGTTGCTTACGTTTACACTATCCTTTTGTGCCTCGCTAACAAGTGCGGTGTGCGGAGCAGGTTTTATGCAGCAATGGCTTAAGAAATGAAACTATTTTACAAACCTACCAAGTTAACCTGCGAATTTATTGTACCTGATATCGCGAAAAGCGAAGGAGTGCAGAAAGTCATAGGCTTTTCAAGAGGTTGGCATCACTGGAATAGCATTAGGTTAGGCATCCGCAAAGAAGACACTTACATTGTGCTATATTTCTATGCGTATATTAATGGAAAAAGAGTTATCCAGCGTTTAGGCAGATTCGAGATTGGCGAAAAGGTATCGGTTGCGTTGCACTGGGGATATTACATTGAATGTAAAGCTAACGATGGTTATGCTTTTAGAGTAGCACCAAAGCGTTCATTTCCGATTGGTTACCAACTTAACAGTTACGCAGAGAAAGATGGTGTAGAGGGCATAGAAGTGCCTATGGATATTAAGATAATGAATTTAAGGATTTATTAACGGTTGGCAGCTAAACGAGGTGGCTGATTAATACCTCGAAACTTAATACGAAGAACAATGGATAATTTAAACAACAAACTTTCAGACGAAGCACAAAGCCAGCCATCTTGTTTAGGTGCTGTTAGCAGTAGGTTTTTCTTTTTTGTATATTCCTATTGGTGTGAAAATCGAGAAGGAAAAGGAAACTTGTGTATAAAATCAAAAGGTTTCCCAAAGCAAGAATATGTAAAAGCTAAAGCTATTGAGCAAGTTTCTAATAGATACGATGAGCCTATGTGGAAAATATCGGCTGTAATTGAAAGTTGGATTGAAATGTCAAAAGAGGATTATGCAGAATGGTTGTCATAAACTTACTGCTAACGTGATGCAGCTACCAGAAGGGCGGGATTTAGAAAACGAAATTATCAATTTAAAAATAAAATTATGTTAGAAAACGAAAATATCAATGAACTACAGAACCCCGCCTTTTTGGTAGGTGCTGTTATGTGCAGTGTTTGTGAAGGAACTGGAACATTGACTGAACCCGATTGCTGTTGGAATGTAGATTATATTCAAAAATACGGAAGCTGTTGCGGAAACCCTAACCCTATTCAAGTTCAATGCAAGTATTGTCATGGCGAAGGGTTCTTTAAACATTGCACATAACTAACATATATGCGCTACATTTACACGCTTATACTACAACCTATCCGTTTCTTAATAATAATAATGTGGTTGCTATTCAATAGTTGCCACGTAAGTAAAGAAGTAAAAATGATTCGTAAAATGACTAAATGTAATTATATATGAAACAAAATAGTTGTGCGTGTTATGGCTCAAATGACATACACGAATGCTATTGTTTAAAAAATAATAATATGAAACAAACAGCAATGCAGATTTTATTTGACAGAAATCAAGAAATAATTGATAAACTTGAATTTACATCAAACCCTTTTCAAGTAGAGTATCGAAAAGCATTAGTTAGTGTTAATGATGACATCGCAACCGAACTGTTAGCAATGGAAAAAAAGCAGATAATTGATACTTATAGAAAAGGCTTTATGTCAGATGATATTAAATTAGCAGATGATTACTACAACGAAAATTATAACAAAACAATATGAAACCAAAAGATGAAAGTAAGCCATACGAATCGAGATTAATTGAGGATTTACACCCAACACTTTCTAATGCGTACAAGAAAGCAGAAGCGCAATTCAATGCAACACACAACGATGTTCACGTGATCATAGTTTGCACTTACAGAAACAATGCAATGCAGGAAGTTTATTATCATAAGCGACCGAAAATCACGCAAGCCAGAGCCTCGCAGTCACCCCATAACCACTACCCTTCCAGAGCCTTTGACATAGCATTTGTAAAGGTTGGTAAACGTGAGTTAGACTACTCTGCAAAGCATTTCAAAGAGTTTTGGGAATTGCTGCAAACACATAGCAACAAGCTAACTTGGGGTGGTAATTTTAAATCGTTCAAGGATTTACCCCACTACGAATTAACTAACTGGAAAATGACAATCGTATGACACGCAACACACGCTACACTAATGGCACAGAGGTTATAACTTTTGTTAAGATTGATTTTATTGCAATCGGTGGTCGCAAGATTGACCACGTTTACTTTAGGCGAAAAGATAAACACGATTTGATAATGCCTTTGGTGGAATGGAATATTAAGGGTAAATTTGAATGGGAAATAATTAATTGATGAAAACAATAAATAGTTTAAGCGGAGGTAAAACCTCAAGTTATTTAGCAGCCCATTACCCTGCTGATTATAATCTATTTGCTCTTGTTAAAATTGATGATGTAAAATGCGCCCCAAAAGACAAAGCACTTGTAAAATTTATATCCGATAAAATAGGAGAAGAATTTATTGCAACTGCTGAATCTGATATGACACTAAAAGCAGTTATTGACTTGGAGCAAATGATAGGTCAAGAAATTATTTGGGTACACGGACTATCATTTGAGAAAATGATGAAAAAGAAAAGTGCAATGCCAAATATGGAGTGGAGGTTTTGCACAACTGAAATGAAGATGAGACCTATATTTGATTGGTGGTTTAAAAACATAAATGAAAAGTGTAAAATGGGCATAGGTTTCAGATACGATGAATTGGAACGAGCAAGCAGATTGTCAACTACATTTAAGGGCATTATAGGAAAGTCAAAAAATGGCAATAGAAATAAGTGGGGTGAGTTAGAATGGAGGGAGGGTTATTTTCCATTGATTGAAAATAAAGTTACTCATTTGCAAGTAAAAAAATGGGCTGATTCAACAAACTTAATTTTTCCATCTGATTCAAATTGCGTTGGTTGTTTTCATAAGCCATTACAACAATTGCGTAAAAATTGGGATTTAGAAACTGAAAAGATGCAATGGTTTTCAGACCAAGAAAAAAAGGCTAAATGGAAAAAAGAGGCTACCTTTGCACAAATAAAAACAATAGGTTTGCAACAAGACTTTAACTTTGGCACTGGAAGCGGTTGTCAAGCAGGTTTTTGCACTGATTAAAAAACTAAACTATGAATCTAAAACAAAAGTACAGAAGCCCAGACAACAAGCAACTGAAGAAGATTGCGGATTATTTAATCTATGTTCTATTGCCTTTTATTCAAACATCGTTAGCACTCGCAGAAACGCAAGGTCTAATCAGTTTAAAGCAAGCCTTTTGGGGTGGCTTGGCAGCTACGTTCTTGTTGATTAATACTAAATTCTTAACTAAATTCACAACCGAAACACCTGCAAGAACTGCGGTTATTGATGGGGATGGGTGTTAAAATAAACAATATGAAAACACAACACCAACTTATCACATTCGCAGCACTATGCTTATTGTTAATTATCGGTCTTAACCATTGCGCAAAGGAGAAACCCAAACCGATTCCATTCGACTACAAGACCGAAGCGGAAATGATTAAAAAACAATTCGGTATTGAGCAGGCAATTCTACTCAATCAGTTAGAATCAGTTAACCGAAGATTGCAAGTTGCCAACAATGCAAAAGATTCGATTAGAAAGCGTGAAATATCATTGACTAACACTAACATAGCTTTATTAAAGAAACTGCGTGACAAGTTGCCAAAAGAGTGTGATACTGTCTTTGTTCTATGTGATGAGATTATCAATGTTAAAGATTCAAGTTATGCTGCGTTGTTTAATGCGTTTCAGTTGTGTGATTCGGTTTCAACTATTAAGGATTCTTTAATAGTTAACTACAAAGCGGAGAATGTTACCGATAGCACTCTGTTAGTGATAAGTAAACAAGAAACAAAGCAACAAAGGAGAGGTAAAGTAGCATCGTGGTGTGTTGGTGGGGCTATGTTTTTATTGTGGTTAGTTGTGGGATTAAAATAGTTTGTTCACGAATTCGTGAACATTTAAAATAATATACTATCTTTGCCTCGTTCAGTGTTAGTTATTAGGTAAAGCCCTTGCAGAAATGTGAGGGCTTTGTTATTTATCATCTATGATGCCCAGCATAACCAACAACGCAATCACACCGCCCTTGAATAGCCTACCTACATTCTTGGCTATTTCTCTATACTGATACAACATCGCAATCAAATAAACAAACAAAATAATCAATACTAATATCAATGGTTTTAATGCTACTATTTCTTGGTTAGTCATTCTTGTTTTTCTTGGCTACCCTATACGAAGCCCACATCGAAACTATTAATGCACCTAACTTTGCAAAGTCATAAATCGTGTCATATATGCCCACTAAATTCATATTACCAAACCAATCTGAAGTCCATACACCTGCTTGAATGATTACGCTTGTAATGATGACTAAAATGCTATTGTCTGGATGGTGGGAATGTATCATTTTTTAAATTTCGTTATATTGTTTTTGAGTATAAGGTATCAAAGGTAATTCTTTTACCCACATAAATTCAAGTGTTATTGTTTGCTCAATTTCTTCAACCGATATTATCCAGTTATTGTCAATATCTTGAATAGGATTATAATATGAATATGGAGCATATAACTGCCCGACTAATTCATCTTTTTGTAATTCTGTAAGTAAGCCTACATAAAGTAGTTTTTCTTCTTGTGTTAGTTCTGTTAGCTTCATACTTGGCGAGATAAAGAAGTTTGAAAATTTTGTATTAATGTGTACAATGTACTGATTTCGCCACTTGTTAAACTTGTTCCAATAGTAGCCATTGCACACTCCTTGTCATCGTATTGTACTGTTCCTCCGAATGCATTACCCGATAATAAAATGTTTGCAGATGGGTATAATGTTTGAGTAGGAGCAATAGTGTTAGCGCCTAATGATGTGGCATTTCTGCTAACAGTTAAACCACCAATTGCATTTGATGCTTTGTTGCCAATAAACCATCCTCTACTATCTGTACTTGCGCCTACGGCAATTTGAGTAAGTGTGCCTGATGTATTTTGGTAGTAGGAGTTGCCAGTTCCATTTGCTTTTAAAAATAATGCAAGTTGCCTTAATACTGTTGTTGCACTATACGCACCTATGGATACCTTTAAATTTGTACCACTACCAACTGCAGTATTAGACCTTGAATAAAAACTTAAATGGTTATCATTTACGGTTAAAATTGTGTTTGCATTTATGGTAGTATTAGCATTTGCATTAGTTCCATTTGGCAAAGCACCCGTAGCAGAATGTGTCCAACCTCCGTTGAAAGTTAAACTATACAACGATGTATTCATAAAGTTTCTTGCGTGCTTTGCTGATGTCCCACCCACCATAGGATATAAAGCAGTAAATTTAGCAGTTAAACTATTCGCAATTAAGCCTGCTTCAAATGTATTAAGTGCATTTAAAATAGTTGTATCGGTTTCCGATGTTGCTGCTATCCATGCAGTTGTTAATGGTAGATAGCCTTGTTTCTTACCCATTATTCCGATTATGTTTGCAGGTAGTCCCATATTAACAAGTACCCACGCACCTCCACTTGCTTGTTACACTATTCCAAATAAATGCTACATCTAACCTTGCCGTAGTTACCGTTGTTGTAGGCAATGCAATAGTTGAAGCTTCAAAACTTGTACCCCAAGTTATTGCCCTTGCTGCAGTTCCAGTAATGGCAATCCACAATGTTTGCCCATCTGTTGGTGTTCCACTTAAATTAGTTGTAAATGATGTTATGTCAACTGTTTGTGCAGTTAATGAATAGAAATCAACATTGTCTGTGTTTATCGTTGGTGTTGCGCTACTTGTTGTTGTGCCAATTCTTGCAGTTATGCGCTTGTTTGTAAGTGTGTTTGTGTCGGTTGTTCCTACAACTTGACTACCTACACCTTTAACCCTTGCTAATTCCGTTAAACTTGGATAGGTTGCAACTGGCAACGATGCTATCACTTGCCCACTTGTAAAGTAAGATATTTCGTTAGCAGTTCCAACACCCGTAATGGCATCAATCGGAATGCCATCAAGATTGATTACCCACGAAGTATAAGTGCCGCTACCAGTATGATGATTCACATCAACAACAAGCGTTGTGCCGCTATAACTTGTAACCTCTCCATGCATGTGGTTTGATGGGTCATAAACTATCAATACTTCTTGCAAAGGAATATATGCTAAATCAGCATCAACTGTAAATGTTCTGCTTCCATTGCCTATTGTTATGCTTGATGTTGATGAGGTCTTATATCTATCCGCTAATGAATTAATAATAGGCGCGGTTGCTGTGCCTGTTACCGATATGTTTGTGCCTGCGCTTACTGATGCAACAAGGCTTGTTATATCACTCAACATCGCAAATGTTTGCGGGGTTGTTACTTTGTTTGGCAATTCAAAGGTTGTTGCAGTTGTAAGTGTTGGAGATGTTATTGTTGCCTCACCTAAAGCATTAGTAATCTTTATTTGGTCGTGCTTAATTCCAACGCTTTCAGTTCCATTATCAACAGCAATACCTACTGATGTTGTATTACCCGCAGTTGTTACTTGTTGTAGGTTAGGTGTTGCTTTTAAATTAGCAATATCCTGCGCGGTTGTTTTTTTAGTTGTACCACCTTGCACAATAGGTAATGGTTCTGTGCCTGCTAATGCACCAGCACTTGTTAATGCACTTATTTTTAAATCTGCCATTTATAATATTATTTTAGATCCATCTTCTTGCAACAAATAAAATCCATCCTCTAATAAAATAAAGTAAGGAATTTCCGGTGCTTCGCTTTCGGATTGAGTTGCAAATATACTACCAAATGGTATATTATTTGGTATTTTAGTAACTTGAATTATTTGACTGCCAACCGAAGTTGAAGTAATATCTAATCCAGTAAGTTGACAAAATTCGGCAACTCTGTTTAATCCATAACCAAACTGCAAAGCCAAATCATAAACCGATTGCGTTTGCTTAATAAAATAACTATTGTCGGGCTGTTGTGGTGTGTTCTGTTGCTTTATCGCAGCAGAAACAACATTGCGCCTCACTGTGTCATCATAAGTTAATGTAAGGCCCTCAATTGAATCGGTTATTGTCAAATCATTATCAGTGCATAACTTAACCGAATATTGTGCATCGCCATACAATTGTATCGCAACATCATAAATGCCTTGCCCCGCCTTAACTACGTATTGCATCGACATCAAAATTAGAACTATTATTATCGTTAAAGTTAACGGTTATTGAACTGAATCCATCCTGCGCTAATTGTAATAATATTTGTTTTTTCAATTGCAATTGTGCGCCACTACTATTTAAGTAATTATCAATACCAACACCACAAAGTATATACTCTTTCCAATCCCCTTGCGCTGAATTAATAATGTCAACAATATGGTCTTCATCACTGGCACCAATAACAAAATCGTTGTTAACTATTAGCGCATCCCCATCGCTATTTTGCAGAAAATCTTTAGCCGTTGCCATGTTTTACAGTTGTGTTTTCAATTTGTGAAATGTTTATTTGTGGTAATACTGCCGCGTTAAATGCAGCAGCACTTGCACCACTATCTAATATGCCTGAATAAACTGTTATTGCAGTGCCTGTTAATGCTTTCAACGTATTAATTTCGGTTTGTAAGTTATTCAATGCAGCATTCAACACTTGCACCTTTACCAATCCGCCATTCGCATCGCCAGCCAAATAAACTTGGTCAACCTTGCTTACCATTGTCACGTAAGCATTTGCTTGCGATGTTTGTTGTATAATTACTAAACTACCATTTGCAGGTATCAAAGTAAAACCCTTATCAGCATCGGCATTTAGCAGCACATCGTAAAATTCTGCATCGCCATTTATCGGGGTGCAAGTGCAAGTGAACGTAGCCAAATCAATGTCGCTCACATTGCACACCACACCCTCATATTGCAGGTCACCAAAGCCACTTAATGCTTGTATTGCCTGTCTTATATCTGTTACTTCTTTACTCATATTATGCTATTCTACGTTCTAATTCAATCGTTTGCTTCCCGCCATCGGTAACACTTACCTCTGTTGTAACTGATTTAATTAAGTATTTACCTTTACGTTCAGGATACTTCCAACTATCAACAACTGCATAATCACCCGGAACAACTAACGGTTCTAAAAAAGTTTTGAAGCTTCCATAATAACCAGTGTAGTTTGCTTGCTCTAAAAACGAATTACACTTTGCATCTAAATCGGCTTTTGTGCCACCTAACTGAAACACAGTGCGAATGTCACCCGATGGGTCACCGTATATAAATTCTTCGCGCTGATTGTTTTTAATTAATATGCCTTTGATTTGCACCTTAACATCATCTTTTTTAAGATAAGTTAAACTCATTCCCTCTTTAACCATTTTCTCAAACAAAAAAACCGCTTTCATAGCTTCCTCTTTATAAAATGGTAATCCAACACGCAACACACCGTTTTTAAAAAACGAAAATAAACCGTATTGGTCGCGTAAAACTTGCAACACTTTACCAATGCTTACTTCTTGTAATCTTATTTGCCCTAATTGTGCGGTTAAATCAACTTTATATGGCACATTAATGTTAGTTAGCATCTTGCCAATAAACGTGTTTAAGTCAACACTTGGAAACGATAGGTTTGGCGATATAGCTTGTTTCAACAAAAACATTTCATCCTCGCACAATAGTTCAACAGGCACGTTGTTGTTTATCTTACTTATGTAACCTGTAAATATTACCGTTTCATTTGGAAAGTATGCAGCAATAATTTTAATCTTATCGCCTCTGCGCATCAAAGCATTTGCGCCCTCGTAAATGTTTTTTTTATTGTAGTTGACATTACGCGGCAATGTTACCGATGCCGTTTGTGTTTGCTTATCGTACGACCTCGAAACACTAACTTTGCTAACATTGGCAAATGTAAAGGTATCACTCCGCCCATCGCCTTGTTGCTCTATTATTACGCGGCAAACGATTCTAAACATCTTTAGTTGTTTTAGAAATTGTATAATCTATGTCGCTAACACAATTTAACTGAAAATATTGCACATTGCGAAGCCCTTGTTGCTGCGACATTTGGCAACTTTCAATTACTATTTGACTAACACCAAGTATATTGTTTAAAAAATCACTTGTAACCTTTAGCGATACTGGCGCACTTGAATATGATTTTATCAATCGCGCATCGTCATCAGGGTATTCATCGGGATTTTGTGATGCCACGTAACCGCGAATAGTTATCGTTAAATCACTTTCGCCCATGTATTCTTTAACTGTGCCTTTCAAATCAATTACCTCTGTTTTAACGATTGTTTTGTTAACCGTTGCATCAATTATAACACCGTTTAAGAATAAACCTTGTGTTTCTCCATTTACTTTATTACTTGCTAAAAAGTTTGGTGTTTCAACATAGTCATTAGTTATATCATTATATTCATAAGTAGTATATTCAGGCATTTCAATAAACAATGTGCCATAAACAGGTGTGCCTAAAGATGAAGTTCCATCGGGCTTATCTGTTTTAATATTAAAGTTATTCGCAGCTATTAAAGCACGTTGCACCAATGGAAGCCCGAAGCCCTTTGATAGTGTTCTTACATTTTGCTTCTGCGCTGGTGTCGGTATTATAAATTGTAAACTCATATCTTTATTTTGTTGCCATTAGTTGAAAATCATTAACCGCCTCAATCAATGCCTGCGCTACTTGTTCTTTGATTTGATTTGCACCCTCTTTAATGTTTGTTGTGTTCAAAGTAACTGCGCCAAATTCTTTAATTGATATGTTAAAGTTTTGCACACCTCTACTTTCTACAATGTTTGTCCCTGTGCCACCTTTGGCAGTTGGTGCGGCAGTTGGTGCGCCACCCATAGCCGCTGCTGCCGTAGTTGATGCAGGTGTTTTTTGCAATAATGATATTTGATTTTTAACCGCTTCAATAGTACCTAATACAGTTGCACGTTTGCGACCAAACTCTATTTCATCAATTTCTTTATTATCATACGCTTTCCTAACATTTGATAGTAAATTAAATAATTCAGTTTGATTTGATATTGCTTGGTTTAATGTTTGCGCAGGTGTATCAACATACATCATATTTAATGCCTTTTGATACTGCGCTTGCTCTGCCTTTGCGCCTATTTCAAAATATGAAAGCGGGTTAAAACTTGACTTAAACTTTTCAGCACCATATTTAGCAAAGTTTTCAATTTCTTGGTTTGATTCACTAAATGCTTTTGATAAATTTGCTACTAACCTATCTGCAAAAGATACTGAACTTGCTATAATTCCATCCTGCGATTTGCCTATATTAACTTTTAACTGCTCATAGCTATCACCCAAAGCACTTATTTTCCCGCCAACAGTTTTGGTTTGTTCCTCCATCATATTAAAGAACATACCACCCTCTGCTGTCATTGATTGAAATGCTTTTTCAACTTCTTTAAAGCCGACTTTGCCCTCTTCAACCATTTTCATAATTTCAGATTCAGCAACACCAAACTGCTTTGCTAATTCAGCAACAATCGGAATACCGCGACCTGTAAATTGATTAATGTCTTTTGCAAACGCTCTGCCTTGTGTTTTTAAAGTTCCATATAAATACGCAATGTCACCAAATGGTATCTTTAATGCAGCAGCCACATCGCCTAACATACGGATGTTTGTAACAACACTTCCCGCGCTAAAACCGTATGCTAATAGTTGCTTTGTTGCATCCTGAACCTCAACTAAACTAAATGGTGTTGTTTTGGCCGTTTGTACTAACTGATTTTCCAATGCTTTTGCAGCTCCAGCATCGCCTTGCATTAATGTTCTTAATGATGATGAAAAATACTCGTAGTTTACTAAACTATCTACAACCGCCTTGCCAAATGATACAACACCAGCAACACCTAAACCAATACCTAAAGCACCACCCAAACCGCCTAATGATTTCTGCGCTTGGTTTACTGCCCCATTAAGTTTTTGAGTGTTAGTTGTAGCACTTTTAATGCCACTGCTAAACTTATCTTTAAGGCTTAATATGTATTCAACCGAATTGTTCATTTCTTGTCTTGAATTGTACCGTTAAACTTTAACACCCACATAATGCTCTCAATAGCTTCTGCCCATTGTTCATCATTCATTTGATTTGGGTCTGTTTGATAATAAAAACGGATGAGTGCATTTTGACGCGCAAACTCATCCGTTTCAAATAACCGCTTTGCCGAATCTAATTTTTTTTTAGTTCACCCGCTTCGGTTTCTAACATCGGCAAAATTGTTCTTGCTGCGCTACGTAATGCTTTAAAATCACTGATAATAGCATTTACATCGCCATCAACACAAAGTGTTCTTAAAAACGATTCTACACCCATCAATTCATCTTTAGCAATTAACGCGCTAACGGTCTTGTAAGCAATCCTATCCATTTCACGCAAGTGAACTGTAATAGGTGCGCCTTGTCTGTTCAATACCGTTAATGTGTATATTTCAACACCAGCATACTTTGATTTTAATTCTTCAATATTATTCATTTGTTTTTTGATTTGGTTTCGACAAATTTACTAAACAAATTCGATATGTGAAACAATTAAATCTAATTCCATCGGTATTGATGTATCGCCAGTTGCTGAAGCTATCATGTTTTTCATAAATCTGCAATTGCGAATCTTATGCACAACAGGAATCAAATTAGCATCTGTAAATGTTACAACTATGTCAAACTCTGGTATGTCTTGAATGCGACCATTTGGTGCAGCCGATACAATATTCATAACCTCATTCATTAATATTGTAACCTTTGCCGATGGTGTGATTTGACCGTAGCCACGTGCAACAGGATAACGACCTGTTGCATAGATGTTTTCGGTTGCATCCTCCTCGCCATATTCGATTGCGGTTACCCCTATGATTGGTGTTCCAAGTATGATGCAAGTAATATCTGCGAACTCATACGCTTTGCCGTTAATTAACGGTAGTCCATTTGCTGCCATGTTTTATACTGATTTTACGAAGCCTACGTTTATTTTAATGATACGTGCAACACCTAAAGGAACATTTTGCAATGTCAATTCTAATGTGCTTGTCGCTAAAACATCTTGGGCTGGATTAATAATAACTTTATGTGCTGATAATTCGCCATCGGCTTCCATTTGAACTAATGGATTGTTTGCTAATGTTTCAAAATAACCTATTGTGCCTGCGGTTAGTGTGCCATCTGCATTCACTCTCAATGGTGAACTTAATGCAGGTAACATATTGGCTCTAACAACACGTGTGATTTTTTGGTAAACACGATTGTTTTCGATTGTTGAATAATCGCTTGTAGGTGTAACAGTTGTTTTGCTATCACTCCAATAGCTACCAGTGATTCCTGTTAACTTGCGTAAGAAAATATAAGAGTAGTTATTCAAGCTCTCAAATTGACTATCAGCAAGCGCAGTATATAATTGACCGTTGCTGAATGCGATAGTGTCTAATTCGCTTCCTAATGCCATATTAAACTTGCTTACCCATCCTATTGATTCGCTTACAACTGCTAAAGATACCGCGCCTAACATTGCACCAATAGCACCAACTGATTTGCCAGTTGCTTTGTAGATGTAATATCCAGCATTTGCGCCATCCTGTGCAATACATACGCTTACATTTGGAGCAGTTTGTGTTGATAGGTCAACTAATGATGCCACACTTGCAGTTGCGCTGATTTCAGCGTTTAACATTATTTGCATTGGCTTGTAAACCGCTTCGTTAGCAGTTGCAATAGCTTGCAATGCTGCACATTGTGCCGCTGCGAAAACTACGTTCTTTTCAAACACTGCCATTTGCTTAATAGCACCACTTGCATAATTCTGCATTAATGTTAACGCTGCAAATGTGTATGTGCTTGCTTCTTCTTCGTATAAACCAACATACAATTCGCCTTTAGCTTGTATTCTAAAATACTCGCTAATGTGGTAATGTAATGTGTCAATCCATGATGCAACACCTAACACTGTTGAACCGCTACCTGTTGGTTGTGTCCATACAGTTGTAACACCACCACCTGTTACTGTTGATGCGTAAGGAGTGCCAGTGTTTGGGAAAATACCCTCACCGCTTTTAGTTGTCACAAGTAAATTAGCACTTGGTGAACCAGAAACAACATTTGTTGCACTAAAGCCATGTGTTTGTGTTCCCGCGTTTATAGCCGCTGCAATACCTGTTGCTGCGGTTGTTGCACTTACAGCATCGGCACTTGTTAATGTATAAGTTGCTAATACAGTTTCAACACCTAAGATGCCAGTGTAAGTAATTGCAACGGTATTACCTGCGGCAGGTGTCCCACCGATAACCGCCTTTGCTACCGCTGCCGTTTCGCCTAAATGTGTATTAGTAATTCCTAAATTTTCAGCATCTGCAACTGAAAATATTTTTTTGATTCTGTCGCTTGAAGTAAAGCCAGTTGGTAATGTGCCACCACTTGGATAGTAATGTGCATAACCCGAAATGTAATCTGTGCCGGGTAATGCTCTACCTAAACCGCTTGTACTTTTGACAAAGTTTATATTTGGTAATGCCATTTATTTTTTAGTATTAAAAAAGGCCTACCTACATTATAGCGGGTAGGCCTCTTTAGTTTATAATTTATTTAATATTAAGATACCCAAGTTTGAACCAAAGCAGCAACACCTTTCATATCAGCTCTCCTCT